TGCAAAATATGATGCACTTGCTAAATGGATGGGTCTGTGACTATGGATGCTTTTGAAAAAGTCACATATACGAGGCATTTTTGGTATGTATGTTTTTTCAGAAACCCAAACCAGTTGTACAAAACATAAAAATAAATTTTGGAGTTGATATAATGAACGTACTAGACCAATTAAAAGAAAAAGCTCTTATGCTTAGAAAAACTAAGAGTGACATTGCACCTTCTATTGTGTTTGCTGTTAGTGAAATTGAAAAAGTCGGCAAAAATTCTGGAAACCGCACTACTAATAATGATGAAGCAATCAAAGTAGTTCAGAAGCTACTTTCTACTATAGAAATAAACATCACATTCGCAGTTGGTAAAGATGATAGGTTGTTTTCTCTAAATCAAGAAAAAAATATACTAATGTCTGTGCTGCCTATCATGGCAACTGAAGATGAAATCAGATTCTTCCTTGAAAGTGTGGAATCGCCACAAAATAAAGGTGTTGTTATGAAAGCACTGAAAGAAAAGTTTGGTGTTCTTGTTGATATGAAGCAAGCAGGAGCAATTGTTTCCGAAATTTACAGTTTGTGATTTGACATGGCATAACTTACGTGTTATGTTTATTAGTAGATATATAAGGTATTATTATGAAAGAAATTACTAAAAAAGGTGTAATGTTAAGCCAAATGCTCCAACATGTAGCAAAAGTGCATCAAGGGCAGTTTGATAGAGGTGGTTCACCTTATATCCTTCACGTTTTGAAAGTGTTAGATTATATCGATATTGATGATGAAGAGTTGCAATGTATTGCACTCGGTCATGATACAATAGAAGATACCAACACCACATCTCAAGACTTAAAAAATATTGGAATGACAGAACGTATTGTATCTGGTATTGTAGCCCTGACAAAAATTGATGGGCAGACACCAGATGAATATAAAAGTGTTGTATTTTCAAATAGAGATGCAATGCTTGTAAAACTTTGTGATCTTCGACATAATAGTGATCTTAATAGGTTAAAAAATGTCACAGAAAAAGATATTGAAAGAGCTCGTAAATATCAAAAATTCTCTATTGAAATTGTAGAAAAATTAGTAGATACGACGGCAGTTTAGAAACTTAGTAAAGAAATGTATAATATGAATAAACAATCTTGGGCGAAAACAGAATTAGAACTCGCAGGTTATTTCGTAGATGACCCTGAAGATGGTCCTAATAAATGGCTTGCACAAGGAACTTTAGAGTTACTTGAAGTTTTTTCTGAGCAAGGCCATAGTGGAATGTCGGCACCGTATGCAATTAAAATTTTTGAGACACTTGCTAATTGGAAACCACTTACCCCACTTTATGGTAACGATTTAGAATGGAATGAAGTTGGTGAAAATATGTGGCAGAATAGACGTGACAGCTCTGTATTTAAAGACAAAGATAATATTGCTTATTGGTCTGATGGAAGAGTTTTCTGGGAATGGTTTTCTACACCAGAAATTGATGAAGGCCAACCATACAAAACACATTTCACCAGTAGCGGTAGTCGTGTAAATGTAATTTTTCCTTGGGTGCGACCAGAATCACCAGAATATGTTTTTAGACCTTCTAGTGATTTTCCAAACGAAGTGTTGTAAATTATAATATTTAAAGGAGAAAATATGATTTTTAAAAATGGGATTAAATTTGAGGGATATTTATGATAAATCCAGCTACGCGCTCTTATGATGCGTTTAATGAATTTACTGATTTAGTTCGTAATAATTCTACATTATTAGTGAAATTGCGTGATGGTACTATAGTTTCACCTAAAATATTTCTTGGTGAAGATGATTGGTGTGATGACTATAACCTTCCGCGTGGATTTAACACTGCGGACTGGAAATATGTTTGGCATTTAGACGGCACTTCAGTAACTAGATATGATTATGACATGATGGAAATCGTAAAAAAAGATTGACTCTTTCCAATAAGTCTTGCATACTGAAAGTATAAAATAAACATAAATTTACAAGGAAAAATTACATGATTCCACTGGCTATAATTGGTGCTTCTGTATTAGTCGGTATGATTGGATATGGTGTTTTTATGGTTTTACAAAACATCACACTAAAAAATAAAAATTCAGAAGAGGACGAAAAATGAGATACACACAAAAAAAAGGAATGAAAATGGGTTCTATATTGAGTATTAGTGGTGCAGTAGTATCAGGTCTTGTAGCACTCACTATTATTGGTGGTAGTTGGTATACGGTTGATCAAGGCGAGCGCGGTGTTATGCTTCGCAATGGTGCTTTGATTGGGGTTGCTGAACCTGGACTAGGGTTTAAAGTGCCAATTATTGATAAGGTAATTGATATTGACCTTCGCAGCCAAGTAAAAATTTATGAAAATGTATTGGCATATAGCCGCGACCAACAAACTGCGGTCCTTGTGGTAAGCGTTAATTATAGCATACCTGTTGATAGAGTAGTTGAAGTATATGAATCATTTGGTAGTGTAGAACGTCTTGCAAGTCGATTGTTAGATCGGCAAGTAATGGACGAAACTAAAAATGTATTTGGGCGTTTTAATGCTGTTACCGCAATTCAAGAGCGAAGTCGTTTAGTAGCTGAAATTCAGATGGAAATTCAAAAAAGTGTTGATGGACCAATTACAATCGAGAGTGTGCAGATTGAAAATATCGACTTTGACGACAGCTATGAAAATGCGATTGCTGCCCGAATGGAAGAAGAGGTTAATGTTCAGAAAATGAAGCAAACAGAAGAGCGTGAAAAAATACAAGCAAATATTGTTGTTATCCAAGCAAAAGCCCAAGCTGAAAGCCAAGTAGCGGCAGCAGGAGCAGAAGCAGAAGCTATTAGATTGCGCGGCAAGGCAGAAGCAGAATCTATTGATCTGCGAGGCAAAGCACTGCGTGATAACCCAAGTCTTATCGCATTGATTCAAGCTGAGAGATGGAATGGGATGTTGCCTACTACAATGGTGCCAGCTACAACTGTGCCATTCTTAAACTTGGGTAACTAAAATACAAAAAAGAGAGAAGGTGATAATTTTTGCTTTCTCTCTTTTAATATGGTTTAATAATAAAGGGGAGACACAGACCAATAGCTATTTACTGGGCCGAAATTGAAAGGACTGATATTTTGATCATAAAATTTGAATTTCCAGATGGCAAAACACCATCTAGTGAAGATGTTTTAGATGCTGCTTCTTGTGTTGATAACCACATAAACACTATATTGGGTTCAGAAACTGTTATTTGTTGTGAGAAAGATATTGAATATGATTAAAATGTATGTTAAAACTACCACAGATTTAGACCGCAAGGTTATTGATGTTATATTAGTAGTTAATAATCTGTATTGCTGGATTAAAGAATTTAATGAACATGAAAGAGAGGAAGCAAATGCGCTTGCACAAAGTATTGCCACACGATTTTCTATTGAATTTGAAGGGACAGCGCGATGACTGATATACTCCAATCACTTTCGGACTTTGTGGCTACTATCGATGACGACGAAGCAGATTCAGGTACGTTTGATATTAGTGAAATTTATATTATTATGAGTCGTGCAGTTGGTGAAATTACTAGGCTTCGTAAAGCAAATATAGATTTGAATTGGAAAATAAATCCAGATAGATCAGGTGGTTGCTTTACCGATGAAGAAATTGAAAGCGGTAAGTGGGGAAGTAACGGGTGGCAAATCATATCACTTGACATTTGTTTGTTGATGTAATATTATGTATTTGTAAAAATAGGAATAAAAATGGCAACTTGCGTTTCTTGTAAAAACTACTGTCCCGAATACATAGATGAAGAAACTGCGTATGGTGAATGTAGCCTTGATGCTGAAATTATGGCACTGTTGCCAATTAACTGGTATTGGTGTCCGAGAGAACGGTCTATGCCCAATGCATTTGAAGAAACGAATTGTCAACGATGGGAACAAAAATGAGCGAATTATGTTTAAAGATTTTGTAGGCGTCACATTAAAAGAAGGTGACATTGTTGCTGCTATACGACCAAACTACAGAGAACTTGTACAAGGCCAGATAATTTCATTTACGCCAAAAAAAGTTCGTGTCAAATACAAGTTGCATTATGGTTGTAGCTATGATATTCATCTATATGAAGCAAGCGATTTGATTGCTATAAGCACAAGTGTCAAATAAAATATAGGTAGATAAAATATGGTAGTCGTACTTTTTTCATTGATTTTTGCGCTATTTGCTTGCGTTCCTATCCAGATGTTGTCTTATTGGATAGGACAGAAACGAGCGGATAAAATGGTATCAATTGCTTTCTTTGTAGTGTTGATACTGTCTGTTCCGATAATTTCAGCTTTACAATAATATAAGGGTATACTTTATGCAATGGACACTATTTCTTGACGATTTGAGATTTCCAGAAGATGTTCCCTATGATTTAGGTGCATACAAAGATTTAATTATTTGTCGTACTATGGATGATGCCGTATGGTGTGTAACGCAATATGGATTGCCAACAAAGATTAGTTTTGATCACGATTTGGCAGACATTCATTATACCACCGATGATGGTGAAAAGACTGGGTATACTTTTGCAAGATGGCTTTGTCAATATATTATGGATAACAATCTTGACTTTCCCGAAAACTTTGTATATTCTATACATTCAATGAACCCAATAGGTGCTGAAAATATTCGCTGCTATATGGAAAACTTTATTAAACACTGGATATGTCGTAACTAATTTTAGTAATTTGCAAATGCTTGTAATGATAATTCCGCTTGACTTTGATGCACAATTAGCATATTATGTATGTAATATCACCAATAAAATAGAAAGTTTGGTGTACAACATTAAACTGTATATTACTGATAGTATTGAAACGGGAACCTATGTTTTTGATTCTATGGGCTGTATACAAGGTAACTGGCCGTTCGGAATTTTTAACTATTAATGGCATGGAACTATATAACTTAGTAGATAAGGAAAAATAATGTATAGAATTAAAGCACAAGGATATGGCGGCGGCGGTGCATCTATTAGGCCATATGTATCAGATAACTTGGAAAATATCAAGAGCGAGATGTCAGATCTATTAGAAAGCGATCATGCGGTGCAGTTATATAAGATTCAAGACGACGGTTCCGAGGTGCGAGTAGATTACGAAGCAGCATCGCGCGGACATACCATCTATATAGACTAAGGATGATATTATGAAAATATTTCGATATACAAAAAATAACATGTTGTATACTATAACAACAAACGGTAGAGGCGGGGGCTACAAAGCACACCCCTATAATCACAAAATTGAAATTGGTGTAAAATTTACTTCACATTCAAGATTTAGAGACTTTACTACTGCCATGTCATTAGATGATTTTACAATTGTATCTGAAAGTTGAGGCCCATTATGACTAAAATGTATATTGCGGTATTGGATCAGGTGCCAGACTTCATGACTCCGACTTTGGTAGCTCATTCTGTATTGGGTGCTCATGTCAAATTTAGTTTTTCCAAAAAACTAGATGGTATACCTAATTTGGGTATATATTTGTATCCTCAGTATATTGATTGGCTTGAAAATTCATTCAAGAAGGTTACTGTTCGGGTAAACCAAAAAGAATTTGATAAGATTGCTGCACTTCCTGATGTGTATCTGGGCCATGAAAATACAACACTGGGTGCGCAAAAAAGCTGTGCCATCGTTTGTCCATACCCAGACGGAACTCAATTACCCAATGTTTTGAAATACGCCAAACTCTGGAAACCTGTCACTAATAATGCGTAACCGTTGTTGACAAATATGGTCTAATGGTTTATATACAGCCACAACTACTATGGTAGAACGTAAAGGTATTGAAATGATAGATAAAAAGTCCCAAGAACTAGTCTGGGAAGAAAATGATGAATCACATTATTCTAGTGGCGCATATACTCTAATTAAGTTTGATGATGGATTTCTAGTAGATTTCGATGACCTTTCACTGGGTCATGGGTTCACATTAGAAGAAGCCAAACAAAAAGCTGCCGCCTATGAAGAAATGCGCGACACTTTACAATGGAGTTTGAAGACATGAACGTATAAGAAATTGAAAATTTCCAAGAACAATACTTTAAAATTGTCCAGCAGGCAGAATTCATTATTAAACGTATTGATGCGATTGATGTAGCATACAGCAACGATAAGTATCGCCGCAGCTATTCCTACGGCAGGTTTGAATGTAGTGGTGATTATATCGTCGTCTACAGCTCATTTTTCGGAAGATATACTAACGAAGATTGCTCAGTAAACAAATATACTTTTATTTCTTATAGCTTTGCAGAGCCAGAAACTTATTTGGCAAATTACGAAGAAGAAAAGAAAGCTGCGGCTGAAGAAAAAAAGAGTCGAGAAGATGCCTATGCTCAAGCAAAAAGCGTATAGAGTGCGAGCATTTCTTGGAATTACAAAAAAGTACAACCCAACAATTTAACACCTATAAATTAGCTAAAAGAAGGATATTATGGTAAATTTTGAAAGTATGGTGATTGGCGATAAAGTATACATTGTCAAAGAAACCAATAATGCATTTAACAAAGCAAAGTTGACGATGGTAGACGCAGATGGAATTGAGTGGTATAGATATGACAGAGATAATTGGGAATATGAAATTGTGGTTGTAGAATATTGCGGAATGTCTTGGTTTTCAAAAAAAGGAACTATAAGATTTGACGAAGATCATCTAAATTCATATCATTTTAAATATCCAGATGGTCAAATTTGGCCAGAAGAAGATGATTCATATCTACATAATTGGTTTCTTACGAAAGATGAAGCTGATAGATACATCGAAAAATTGAAGTTTGATAGAAAATAAAATGTTTAGAGAAATATTTCTTGACAACGCAACTACTTCCTATTATTATGGAAGCATAAACAAAATTATCAATTGAGGTTAATTATGAAATGGTATGACTTTGTATTTGCTTTTGTGATGGCATACGTTATGTTAAATGTGATTATTATTGGAATGTTTTTTCCTCTTAGCATTAGCATTAGCTTTTTCTTTGGTGTATTTCTTGGAATTCTTCTAACTGTTTGGGAATTATACTGCGATTTCCGAAAGAACAATGTAGAAAGTAAATAGTATGGAATGTCCATATTGTGAATTTTATTGTGATGTAGATGATGATCTAAATTGCTAAGAAGGTAAAATACATGACTATGAATGTGATTCGTGTGGTATGATTTTCATATATCGAATCAGTATTAGCATACACTATGAAGCAGAAAAAGCCGATTGTTTGAATGGCTCTACGCATGATTGGCACCCAACATTCACAAGACCAATAAAATACACAGAAGGTGAATGTAAGGTGTGTGGTGTTAGAAGAAAAGCTACATTTGAAGATATGCAATATGCTTTAGATTATCAAAAATTATTAAAAATGGAAATAATGGAGAGTACAGATGAAATTGATGAATCATTATATAAATCTATCAGAATTGTTACAAGATACAAATAACAGTATGAGAAAAGAAATCTCAATTTTGAAAGAAAAAGAAGCTTTACTCAAAAATGTTTTGTATATGTGGAAAATTGAATATGAAAACACTTCGATGGCAACTGGTGTTTGTTGTTGTGGTAATGATATGACCAATCATGGAAGTGCAATGGATTGTGGGCACGAGCCTTTAGATAGTGGTCTAAATTATGGTTACGAACTTATGGATCTTACTATTAAAGCATTAGAGGAAAACTGATATGGAAAAAGAACACACAAAAATTATTACAGTCCTTATGCAATGTGTTGAAGAAACAATGTGCGAAGCAGAAGTAGATTATCCAGCAGGATATGAAGCTGGCCCAAGAGTATCATATGATAGGGGTTTTCTAGAGACTTTGTTTAAAAATGCCATTAAATATGACATATAATCAAGTACGGCTCAAAGCCGACATAGGCATAGTATCACAATATATTACTACTTGAAAAGATTAATGATGCCAAAAAATCAGTATTATGCCTTAAGTGCAGCACAACTAAAATTACAAGATGATGTTGAAATTGGCATTGAAAATTTGCGCAACAAAGTTAATACAGGCTTGACTAAAATTATTATCAAGCAGCTTGAAATTTGGAAGAAAAGATATCCAAGACATAGTTTTTCGGCAGGTGTGTATAACGGCGATCTACATCTTATGGTTGATCCCCCTGTATGCGGTCAAATTGGTCTTTCTTCAATACCCCATCGTTTTATGATAACCAAAGAAGTTTATAATTTTGTAGATTTCTTCAACTCTTTTGATTCTGAAAATATTGGGGCAAGTTATATTGAAAAAATCACAAGGTGATATTTGATTTTATGCGTGAATGCTACATTAGGGAATAGTACAATGAAAATTCTAAAAATTGATGACAAATGGTCAATAGAGTATGACCCAATGAATAACGATAGACCAACTTTTTGGTTTCGTAATGGCGAACGCCACAGTGAATTAGTAGAGAACAATGCTGTCATAGCATTGTTCTATTCGTATTTGGAAATGGTAAATGGTCAAAACGAATAAGTTTATTTTTGACGTAGATGGGACACTAACACCAAGCCGCAAATCTATAGATGACAATTTTAAAGATTTTTTTGTGAAATTTTGCATCGATAACAAAGTCTATATTGTGACTGGTAGCGATTATACAAAAACACAAGAGCAATTAGGTGAATACTTGCTACGTTTGCCAATTTATGTATATAATTGTGCAGGAAACGAAGTAAGATCCAATGAGTTATTGGTACGCGAAAAAATATGGAAAGCTCCTAAAGAAATTTTTCATACTTTAAATTATTGGCTTGCTGAAAGCAAATTTCCTATTAGGCAAGGGCACCATATAGAACAAAGAACTGGCATGATTAATTTTAGTATTGTTGGTCGCGGTGCTTCTATATCTGACAGAGAAATTTACGTTAAATGGGATACTGCCCATGAAGAACGTGAAAACATTGCTGCCGCCATCAACGAAAAATTTGAGTTTATAACCGCTACAGTAGGTGGTGATACTGGTATTGATATTCATCCTACTGGTTGGGATAAAGGTCAAATAATTGTAGACTTTGATATGAAGTATGACAATCTTTATTTTTTTGGTGACAAGATGGAACAGGGTGGAAATGATGAACCACTTGCAAAAATAATAAAAAATAGTTATCAGGTTGTTGATTGGCGTGATACTTGGAAACAATTAATTCATCTACAAAAAGAAAATTTGGCAAAATGAATTTAGCGATTGACTCACATAGAGAATTGTGAGATAAATAATTGAAGCAAAGCAAAGGGTATATACAATGAATATTGTTAATGGTTACACAATCGGTCCAAACACCAATCTTGAGGGTGTCAATCTCATGGGCTCCAAGCTTATTGGTGCCGATCTTGAGGGTGCCAATCTTATGGGTGTCAATCTCGAGGGTGCTGATCTTGAGGGTGTCAATCTCATGGGCTCCAAGCTTGTGGGCTCCAATCTTGCGGGTGCAAATCTTGCGGGTGCAAATCTTCGTGATGCCTATCTTGCGGGTGCAAATCTTGAGGGCGATGATCTTATTGGTGCCGATCTTGAGGGTGCCGATCTACGAACTTATGGGGATATGGTTTACCTAAAGACTATGCAGATTGATAAGTGGCAAGTAGGATACACATATGACACACTACAGGTAGGTTGCCAAACACACGCCATTGAAAAGTGGTCCCGTTGGGACACTGAGGCAGGTCGTATTTGGGTTTCTAAGATGGATAACGACACTTTATCGTGGGCTGAGAGACACCTAAACCTTATCCTACAAATTATTCAGGTAAGCCCTGCCAAGAACCCAAAAGATTCGCCATAAATATGACAGGTAAAATCTTATGCCTAGCCGTGGCAATATTCTTTGAGGCTAGAGGCGAGCCAATAGACGGTAATGAGTTAGTAGCCAATATAAACCTTAATAAGGAAAAAACTTGAAATTTTTAACTAAGACAAAAGATGGTGGTCCAGAATCGCCAGTTGATGCATATTTTTTATTCGAGATTAAATCACTATGTAGTGTTGCATTATTGAAATTTAATAGAGGTTGCCGCGAAGCACATCACACCCACGCTTTTAATGCATTCACATGGTTCATTTCAGGTGACATGTACGAAGAAAAATTATATAATGGTAATTCAGAGTATATGCCATATGAACGCAGTTTTATTCCTAAGATCACTCGGCGCGAAAGAAATCATAGAGTCATAGCTGATAAGACATCTTGGTGTTTTACTATTCGCGGGCCATGGAATAAAACTTGGACAGAAGACCATAACGGTGTCACAACTACCCTTACCCATGGTAGAATTGTAGTTAATGCAGAGGAAACAAAATGAATTACGTTGATAATCCTATTCGTGATCTACATGAATGTATGGCACACGCGCAATATCAAGGTTTTAGTGATATTGAATATGCCTCGTATGATCATGAAGCTATGCTAAATGCAAAAACACCGGAAGCTAGAATTTTAGCTAGAGAAAAAAAGGTAAAATCTACAAGACGCCCAACAACTCGTGATTTTTGTGTTTTTGCCATGTTTGCAGAATCTTGGTCATCTACCGGATTAGGACATGGTGGTATGGGTGGTTCAAGTATGACAGATGCATATACAATTATACTTGAATGTAATTACACAAGCGAATTTCTCGTTTACTTTGGTGGTGATTTTTGTTACCGTGTAGGTAAGCGAAGCAAAAATGTAGATTTGTTTTTACAAGACTGCTCAAATCGTAGAATGAAAACTTTAAAAGAGAGCACAAAATATAATGAGTCATGATAGGGGTTGTTCTTGTGGAAAAGAAGCATGGGATTATGCAGATTGTATAGAATCGGGTTGTCAAAAAAACAACGGGCCTATTATCAAGCAAGCAGAAAAATCAACAACATATGTTTGTGTCCATAGCACATCAAATGGTAGAAATGTAATGTTGATTGAAGGCGACGACATGCTGATAAGAGCATTTAGTAGTAACTTGCGAACTACATCAGATAGATATTTTATTTTGGGTGAAGAAGTCAAAGTCACTGTGGGTATACACAAGACAGGAAATGTTTACTGAAATTAGTATAAATATGTATATGAAATTAAAGGCTGTGATATTTTGCAGCCTTTTACATTTGTAGGTTTTTGGAAGCTGATTTTAAATATATAGAATTTTATTGTTAAATTCATAAAAATCACTAGGTTACTTCATCTTCATCCCATTAACATTTATTATACCAGGATTTTTATATTTGTCAAGACATAAAATGCATGTTTACAAATATTATTTCTTGTGTTATGTTTTCTAAAAGGAGTAATAATATGATAAACTTGATGCAAGGCGATTGCCTTGAAATGATGAAAAACATTCCTGATGGTAGTGTTGATATGGTCATGACCGATCCGCCTTATGGCACAACTAGTCTATCTTGGGACTCAATCATACCTTTAGAACCTATGTGGATAGAACTGAACAGGGTTATTAAACCTCATGGTGCTATTGTGTTATTTTCTACACAGCCATTCACAAGTATTCTTGTATCAAGTAATGTGCGTGATTTTAAATATTGTTGGGTGTGGGAAAAAACAAAAGCTGGCAATTTTCAACAGGCTCCAAATTCGCCTTTGAAAAAGCACGAAGACATATGTGTTTTTTCAAATGGTGTTGTTGGTCATAAATCACAAACAAAAAAAAGAATGCCATATAATCCACAAGGGACAATCGAAGTAGATATACATAAACAAAGAAAAAAGATTGATGACCCGCATGGGTTTCAACGTGAAAATGGTGTAATTAAAGGATATAGCCAAACAGTTTCCAATTATCCATGTTCAGTATTGAAATATGGTTCAGAACATAACCCACGACACCCCACACAAAAGCCTGTTGATTTGATGGAATATCTTATTAGCACATACACAAATGAAGGCGAAACGGTACTTGACTTTACCATGGGTTCTGGTACAACTGGTGTGGCCTGTAAAAACACAAATCGCAGCTTTATTGGTATTGAACTTGACGAAAAATACTTTAAGATAGCTAAAGAACGAATCGAGGGTGCAAACCCACTAAATCAATTTATGGAGTAATACGTTATGATAAACTTGATGCAAGGCGATTGCCTTGAAATGATGAAAACTATCAGGGATGGGTCCGTTGATATGGTGCTAACAGACCCGCCGTACAGGGTTATTGGCGGCGGCAGTAAGAGTAATCCATCGCTTTCAAAATCGCTTGGCGGAAATAATGGAAAGATATTTCAACACAACGATATTTTATTTTCAGATTGGATGCCAATTGTTTTTCAAAAAATGAAGCCCGACAGTCACGCCTATATTATGACAAACTTAAAAAACCTTTTTAACCTACAGGCTTCTGCTGTAATGTGCGGGTTTCAAGTTCATAACCTTCTGGTCTGGGAAAAGCAAAATGCAATACCTAACCGATGGTATATGAAGAACTGCGAATACACGTTATTTTTAAGAAAGGGGGCAGCTTTTCCTATTAAAAATATGGGCTCAAAAACTGTTCACAAGTTTCAAAATCCCATTGGATGTAAGTTGCACCCCACTGAAAAGCCGGTTGGTTTAATGCAATTATATATTGAGAACTCGTCAAACCCCGAAGACACAGTTTTGGACCCTTTCCTCGGCAGCGGCACGACAGGCGTTGCTGCAAAAAACTTGAATCGTAATTTTATTGGTATTGAACTTGACGAAAAATATTTTAAGATAGCAAAAGAACGAATCGAGGGTGCAAACCCATTAAATCAATTTATGGAATAATGATATGGCCAAAAAAGGCGAAATGAAACCGATGGATCAACACGAACAAAAAATTCGTGATAATGCTGTTAGATATAATGTAGTATTTTTTCAACCAGCGACTTCTTCAAGGGTGAGTATGACATTTGACACACTTGAAGAAGCAAAGCTATACTCGACTGAAAAGCTGCAAGAAAAAAATATGATCAGGTCTGCCATGATTTACGCCGCCAATGAATATGAAAACCATGCCATGGTAGGATCTATTGACCGCAAACTAAAATGGAAAGAAGTAATTCCAGCAACATATAAATAATATTGTCATACAGGAGAAAAGACATGAAACGAAAACACGAAAAAGATAAACCGAAAGAGAGAAACGAGTTCGTCGTATCTCTTATCCATCGTCAAGGTGCAGGGGCTGGTTCGCATGGAAAAAGCAAAAAAAGCTTTGCGCAGAAAAGAAAAAGTAAGCCTTCAGGACCAAGAATATTGTCATAAGGTCGTATGATTTTTTGACAATATTCTTTTTTTCCTATTGACACTGCAAGGATTCTGGCCTAAGTTACTTTCATAAGGTAACGCAGTTAGGAGATACGATATGTACTTTGCAACTAATATCGCCGCGATTCAGACCGCGATGGAAGCTAAGACACCCCGTGCAGTTGTTGATGTTATTCGTGAGTACTATCCTGACTGCACAATTGATCGTAACGGTCGTGCTCATGCGCCATATGACGGATATCTGTGTGTTCACACAGATCGTTTGTTTCGGGGCGGCGAATATCTTCCTTTCGAACTGACTGAAGAAACACAAGGTTCCAAAGTGTACAATTTGTGGGTATACTGCGATGGTGAAGTGTACACAATCGAAGGAACAAAAGGCCAAATCAAGGCTGGTGCAGAGATTGCAAAAAATCAAACCTTCGAATTTGACAAGACCATTTCCCATGTAGGTGATTTGGGAAAGCGTTGCGAATTTGATCTTACTTTGATTGCGGTATTTGCTAATGTCGGTATGTACGGACCGGAATACACCAATATGCTTCGCGATTCAGAAGGCAACCCAGTTGTTTATAAAGGTTCTAAGCCCCTTGATTGCGCAACTGGTGAAAAAATTAGTCTTGTTGGGATGGTAAAATCGCATTGGACAAGTTATAACGGAGAAAAGAAATGTACTTACATCAACCGCCCGAAAAAAATGGTGAAATAAAATGAATCTACCTGCAAAAAAACCAATGCCTTCTGAATGGGTAATTGAATATGAAAAGAAGCGTGATACGTTAGTAGAAAGTAAAAATGCATTGGCGCAATCGGTACAAGATATACTAATGAATGTTAGTATTGGTGGTTCTTATGGTGGAGATGTTTGGGGGCGTTCTGGAAGACCAGACCCTTCTATGAGAACACTTGAACATGTTTTATTGTGTTCTGCTTGGAGACGGGTATATGACCAATGGATTGTTAGTCTTGCTACGGCCAAAGACAAGGCGAGAATCGACAAGATGCTTCAAGACCCACCATCATTTACTATTCAAAATATCAGAAATGAATTTGGGGATTATATTAAAGACCCAAGAGGAAATATTCTTAGGGGTCTTGCGGAAGTATTTTGTGATTTGGACCCTGCATACAGGTCACATAGTAAAGTTAAAATTGGCGTTGAAGGATTGCCAAAAAGAGTAATCATTAGCAACTTGTCTTCGTATGGGTATGGTCGTGAAAAACTCAACGATCTTATTAATGCTATTCGTTCATATCAACTCAAAGCACCTATTGAATATGTCGAATTGAGTGAATGGATTGCCAAATCTTTGAAAACACCAACTGAAAATGATGGCATCACATTAAAGCGGTTTAAAAATTCAAACTGTCATGTGATTTTTGACAAATATACACTATTAGATGTCAATCGCGCATTGGGCGAATATTATGGCGATACATTACCAGATGCGGCGGAACAACAAAGCGAAAAGCGTAAATCTACTGCTGTATCTAAAGATTTGCAATATTACCCAACACCAGTATCAGTAGTTAGCCAACTGATTTACGATTTTGGTGTTGCTAAAGATGGTCTTATTTTGGAGCCTTCTTGTGGGTGTGGTCGCATTATGGATGCGTTAGTAAAAGATGGATACAAGACTTGGGGTGTGGAATATGACCCAACGAGGGCTGCTGAAGCCCGTGCAAAGGGCCATAAGGTGACTATCGGCAATTTCCTAGACCAGCCTTCTACGGCCATGTTTGATGGTGTTGTGATGAATCCACCGTTCTATGGAATGCACTACTTGCAACATATCGAAACCGCGTTAAAGTGGTTGAAGCCCAGTGGCAGATTGGTTTCGATTTTGCCAGTGACCGCAAGATATGATCATGATAAGATTACTAAAGAATGGGCTGAAAAAAACGATGTTAATTGGAAACATTTGCGATGGAGTTCTTTGCCTGTAGGATCTTTTAGTGAAAGTGGAACAAATATCAACACCGTAATTTTGAGATTGTGGAAAAATTGATAGGAGAGATATGTGATAAAATTATTTAAAGGTAGTTGTGTAGATAAACTTAGGGATTTGAAAGATGGCTGCGTTGATTTGACAGTCACGAGCCCACCATACGACAATTTAAAAGACTATTTGGGTAATATATCTTCATGGTGTGAAGAATCTTGGAAATCGATAATCAAAGATTTATATCGGGTAACTTCTGATGGTGGTGTGGTAGTGTGGGTTGTTAATGATGCGACAATAGATGGGGGCGAAACAGGTTCTTCATTTAAGCAGGCATTGTGGGCAGTGGAATGTGGTTTCAATCTCGAAACTATGATTTGGGAAAAAATAGGAAGCGGATGTTTTGGGTCTAACAAATTGTATGCACAAAATTTTGAATATATGTTTATATTCATAAAAGGTAAGCCTACAAGAGGAAAGCTTATTTCAGATAGAAAAAATAAAACTAAACCAAGAACTGTCATGAAAGTAAATGCAAACATCCAGACTGATGGTTCTTCAAAATATCAAAGAACTATAGTATCAAAAGAATTTGGTAAAAGAAACAATATCTGGACAATAGACACAGAAAGAAAAGTAGATCACCCTGCGCCTTTTCCATTACAATTGGCAAAAGATCACATCATATCTTGGTCTAATGAAGGCGATACTGTGTTAGACCCGTTTATGGGTTCCGGTACTACTGGAATTGCGGCAAAACTATTGAATAGATCATTCATCGGAATTGAGTTGGCAGATGAATATTTTGACATGGCAAAAGAACGAATTGAAGGTTCTAGCCCATTGAGCAAGTTTTTGTGAATCAAAACCCAAGAATGATATTGACATTATTGGGTTTTTGATATATTATGACGGTTATATTTAATATAAAGGAATTACTATGACTCCAGAATTTCAGATTTTGTCGCCAAGAGAACATGTTCGCAAGAGAATTGGTCTATATCTTGGTTCATCATCTAAAGAATATGTTGATAGGTTTTTAGGCGGGAAATGGGAAACTGTTTGCTATGTCCCATCGCTAAACAAAATTATTGATGAAATCATCGACAATTCAATTGACTGTGCAATTAGAGAAAACTACAAATATGCCAATAAAATTGATGTTACTATCGAAGGAAACCAAGTTACAGTAACAGATAATGGCACTGGTATTCCACAAGAGTTAGTGGTGACACCTGAAGGCGAAAAAATAAAAAGGCCCGTTGCTGCTTGGACACGTGTTAATGCAGGGACAAGTTTCACAGATGATAGGGTTTCTATTGGCGCAAATGGTGTTGGTAGCTCTTGTACTAATTTCGTATCATCAGAATTTAAAGGGGTTACTTGGCAATTGGGTAAATGCCTTACAGTGCATTGTACTAATGGCGCTGAAAATATTGTAGTTACTGAATCTAAAAAAGCAGGTAATGGAACGTCGGTATCATTCACACCTGATTTTTCCTTGTTTGAAGTAGATTCTCTTGGTGATCTTGATACTGCCGCGCTTGTAGAAGATCGTTTGGTAGGTCTGCAAATGTCATTTCCAGAAATTACATTTTCGTTCAATGGCAAGAAAATTCAAGTGCGCGATATCAAAAAATATTCGGAAATGTTTAGTGGTGAGGGAACTTCGGTAATACTCGAAAAAAATGACAATCTGTCTTTTTTCTTCACATCATCAAATGATGGATATCGCTCAAACAGCTTCAATAATGGGGTAAACACAAGGATAGGCGGCACTTATGTTGACTATATTGTGAACTCTGTAGTAGAAGAACTTCTAATTTTGATTAAGAAAAAGCATAAAATTGAAGTCGGCAAAAGCGTGGTCAAAAACGGTCTCACATTTATTTCGTTTGCCAGAAATTTTGTTAATCCAAAATATGACAGTCAGACAAAAGAAAGATTGACAAATTCACTTGGTGAAGTAAAATCACACTATGAAAAGTATTGCAACAAAGACTTCAAATTACTTGCCAAAAAGTTGTTTGCGGCTGATGATATTATTGCGCCAATCATAGAAGCACAAATAGCAAAGAAAAATGCTGACGAATTGAGAAGTTCAATCGTGGCGCAAAAGAAACTCAAAAAGGTAAAAGTGGCAAAACATATCGCTGCTTCATCTGATCAAGCATCTTTGTTTTTAGTCGAAGGTGATTCCGCTATTTCTAAATTTTTGGAAGTTAGAAACCCTAAGCTTTCTGGTGCGTATCCATTGCGGGGCGTCGTTATGAATACTTGGGATATGAAATCAACTGATGTTCTAAAGAATAAAGAGCTAAGTGAATTAGTTTCTATTTTGGGATTGGATATTAATAATCCTAAAAGCTACAGTAATATGAATTATGCTAAAATCGCAATTATGTGTGATTCTGATAAAGATGGGCATCACATTGCTTCTTTGTTGGTCACATTCTTCTTTAAGTTTTGGCCACAATTTGTAAGAAATGGTTGTGTTGGTATTGTTCGTTCGCCTATTATGATTTCCACTAAAGGCAATGAAACAAAGTGGTTTTATAACTATAGTGATGCAATGGAGTTTAAGAATAGTAGTAAAGGATATAATCATCGCTATATCAAAGGTCTTGGTTCGCTTGAGACTAAAGAATATGATGTTATTGTTAACAATCCAGTATTGGATGTTGTTGGCATTGATGATGAAACCCATTTTGAAATGATGTTTGGTAAAGCAGCCGACAAAAGAAAGGAATTTATGCTGTCATGATAAACTTGATGCAAGGTGACTGTCTAGAGATGATGAAAAACATTCCCGATGGGTCGGTTGATCTTACCGTGACCAGTCCACCTTATGGAACGACAGCTTGTAAATGGGATTTTGTTATTCCCTTTGAACCAATGTGGGAACAACTTAAACGTATCACTAAAGATAATGGGGCTATGTTATTATTCGGTGGGGAACCTTTTAGTAGTTTGCTTAGGACTAGTAACTTAAAAGGGTATAAATATGATTTAGTGTGGAAAAAATCTAAGTGTGGTAGCGCACTTACAGCAAAATTTAAGCCTTTAACCAAGCATGAAAACATATGTGTGTTTGAAAGAAAAGGAAAAAAGACAGTATATAAGCCTCAAATGGAGGTTGGTAAACCATACAAAAGGACTGGTACTAAATACAAAGTAAACAACCACGGTTACGGGGTAAAAAGTGTTGAGGTTAACAACGAAGGTACAAGACACCCCAGTTGCATATTAGACTTCCCTCAAAAGTGGCGTAGGCAGGATCAAGTACACCCCACCCAAAAACCTGTCGCGCTGATGGAATACCTGATCCGCACCTACACCAACCCCAGCGAGACCGTTCTGGATTTTACTATGGGTTCTGGCACTACTGGTGTAGCTGCAAAAAACTTGAATCGCAGCTTTATTGGTATTGAGCTTGATGAAAAATACTTTAAGATAGCTCAAGAACGAATCGAGGGTGCAAATCCGCTAAATAAATTTATGGAGTAATAATATGATAAACTTGATGCAAGGTGACTGTCTAGAGATGATGAAAAACATTCCCGATGGGTCGGTTGATCTTACCGTGACCAGTCCACCTTATGACAACCTGCGCACGTATAACGGAAACAACGACCAATGGGGCGAACACGTCTGGAAGGCTGTCATTGCAGACCTTTATCGCGTTACTACTCAAGGTGGCGTTGTGGTGTGGATCGTAGGTGACGCAACAATCAAGGGCTGCGAAACCGGCACGAGTTTTAAACAGGCGCTTTGGGCAATGGAATGCGGTTTCAATCTTCACGACACGATGATTTGGCAAAAAACCACTTTTAGCGCGGTTGGAGCCTTGCAGTCACGCTACGCGCCCGTTTTTGAATATATGTTTGTTTTAGTAAAGGACAAACTGCGCACATTTAATCCCATAAAAGATAGGCACAACAAACACGCAGGTATAGATCACCATGGGACAATTCGTCAAAGAGACGGCAGTGTTTCGGAAGTTATTGGAAAAAAGAGCGGCAAAATAATAGCGCAGTTTGGGCAGAGGTTTAATGTTTGGCAGATAACGGAGGAAAAGAACAGTCGCGCACACGGACACCCCGCAATGTTTCCTATCGCCATTCCAAGGGACCACATCTTGTCATGGTCAAACCCTAGCGACACAGTGCTTGACCCGTTCCTTGGCAGTGGTACGACAGGCGTTGCAGCAAAAAACTTGAATCGTAATTTTATTGGTATTGAACTTGATGAAAAATACTTTAAGATAGCTCAAGAACGAATCGAGGGTGCAAATCCGCTAAATAAATTTATGGAGTAATACGTTATGATAACAGATTTTATCAAAGAAGAATCCCCGAAAAGATATAATGTATCTGATATCGCAAAAAATGAATGGAAGGATTTTGCGATTTATACCTTGGAGAATAGAGCGATACCAAACATGATAGATGGTATGAAACCTGTTCAGCGTTTTTACCTATATTCTTCTATTATGAACAGCAAATCAGAATTTAAAAAAGTTTCCGCCATTAGTGGGCCAATCTCAGATTATGGATACCAGCACGGCGAAACAAGTGCATCTGGTGCTGGACAATTAATGGCGGCAGAATGGAATAATAATGTATGTTTGGTGGAAGGCCGTGGTGCTTTTGGGACTCGATTAGTGCCAACAGCAGCGGCACCAAGATACACATATACTAAGCTACATAAAAATTTTGGTAAATACATCAAAGATATTGACATTGCACCAGAGCATTCTGACCCAGAGCATGAACCACCATCATTTTACATTCCGGTAATTCCACTTGTTCTCTCTAATGGAACAAAAGGAATTGCTACTGGATTTGCTACTAACATTCTTCCCCGCGAAACCAAAGACATCATTCGTGCATGTAAAGAATATTTGTCTAATGGCAAAATAAGCAAGAAATTGAAAATTAAATTTCCCGAATTTAATGGAACTGTAGTACAAGATTTAGAAGAACAAAACCGATATTTTTGTAAAGGTCTGTTCGAAAAAAGAGGAAAAACAGTCCTTTTGATTACTGAAATTCCTTATGGTGTTGATCGTGAAAGTTATGTTACAATTTTAGATAAACTAGAAGAATCAGATGAAATTGTAAGTTACGATGATCTTTGTGATAAAGATGGGTTTAAATTTGAAGTCAAATTGAAGCAAAACACCAGTGCAAACTGGGATGATGCGAAAATTGAAAAGGAGTTTAGGCTCACTAAGCCAATAACAGAGAACTTGACAGTCATCGATCAAAATGGTAAGTTACGCGAGTATACAGATGAACGCGATCTTATCAAAGATTTTTGTGACTATAGGTTGGGAATTTTACAAAAGCGCATTGATTTGCGTGTTAAGGAATACAATGAGGAATTTCGATGGTTGGATGTAAAAATGCAGTTCATCAAAGAAGTTATTGATAATAACATCATATTCAAAAACAAGAAAAAAGTAGATGTGTCAGAACAGATATTGCAAAATACTACTGCACTGGCAGATGACATTGAAAGGCTTTTGAGAATTAATATCATGAGTCTTACTGATGAAATGGTAAAGTCTCTTAAATCTGAACAAGACAATGCAAAAAAGGAATTGAAATTTTGGAAGACCACAACCCCAAGTATTCAGTTTGATACTGATTTGGAAGAACTATAGGAGAACATAATGTCTATTAAGCAAATTATTGCAGAGATGATCGAAAACAAACTTGAAGAATCTTCACTTTCACGAGTTTGGCAAAAGACCCAGAATCATTCATGTGGAACTATCACGAGTCATCGTGACAAAAAAACAAAAGCACAAAACAAACAGACCAACAAAGAAATGCTAACCTATTTGATGGGCAAGGGTTATTCCGTAACCAAAATAAAAGGAAGTTACATTGAAAATTTTGGTAGCGAAAATGAGAAAGAAGTTGGTGAAGAATCTTTTTTTGTGTGCAATCAAAAAGTCGAAGGTTCTGATGGTGGTATTTTAGAAAAGGATCTTATTGCATTGGGGCGAAAGTACGATCAAGATTCTGTTTTGATTATACCAATGGGTGGAAAAGGTTCTTATCTCTATGGAACATCAAAAAGGGATGATGCATATCCATCGTACAACAAAAAAGAAGTTGTAGGTAGTGGCAAATTCGGGAAAGCTTCTGGGCAATTTCTTAGCAGAATTCGAGGCAGAAAGTTTGCATTTGAAGAAGTAGAGCCCACCCAAACTATCAATGGTATTAGAGGCAAAAAAATATTTGTTGGGAAAATGGAAAAAGAAATGGATTTCGACTAAAAATTATTGACATCACTTTGTAATTCTGGTACTAATGAAGTAAGAGATATATAAGGTGATGTCAAAACATGATGTACGAAGTTGAAAACATGCCAAAGTCTATTAGCTATAAGCTTTTGGATAGCGTAATAGTATTTGCTTGTGATTTTTTATCCATGCCAGTTGAAACAGATTTAGAAATAGAGTTTGACAGCACACTAAATGAATTTCAGTGCGGATATTGCGATATTGAAGATGATGTTGCAAAACTCTGGTTAGACCCAAAACTAAATGTTAAAGAAATAGTAGCTACTATTTTTCATGAAATGGTTCATATTCGCCAGATGTTAGATGGTGATTTATTAGTTGGCGAGGGTTCGGTGCCATCTACTTGGTGCGGAATTGCATACAGCTGCGAATACTTAGAATTGCCTTGGGAGAAAGAGGCATTTAGATTAGAAAAAGAAATGATGGAGATTTATTATGCTGGTTAAAATTGATGAAGAACAGATTGACGAGATGGTAGTTACTAATATGAAAGAAAGTATTGCTATGATTTTGGAAGAACCTTACTACCTATATCATGATACAAAAAGAGCTCTTATGCTTGTGGATTCGTTTGTTGATGTGTTGGGTTATTACATGCTCGATGGTGAACATGTCGATTATGTGAAAAGTTTGGACTTAGAAAAGCTTAAAAATAGCATTGAAATTTTATCTGTCATCGACAATCCAGATGGTTCCGCAAATGTTTCTTTTGATGCTACACTAGAACAAGCAGAATTACTTGCTGGTGAAGGATTTAAATATCTATTGACAAAGGCTGCTTTCAGTGTTAATGATGAACAACTAACCCAAATTTTGTTAAAGGAAAAAAATGATGTATAAAGTTGGCGATAAGATTCCAGTTTGGTGGAATACTGGCATTAAAAATGAAGGTGGCGAAAATATTGCCACTGTTCTTGAGGTTCGAGACTACCAAGGACCATATGAGTATTTCGACAGTATTTTGAAACTTACCGCTGCATTCCCATCTAAGCGTGGTTGGTTGGAAATGACAGTTTAATTTTTTATTGTTGTCAAGGCAGAAACTACTGTCTTGACAACAAATTTATATGAAGAGGCATCAAATGGCATCAAGAGTGCAAATGGTTAAATCCAAAAATCTAATTTCACCACCAAAATGGTTGCCGCCAAATATTCATTATGAGGTTATGGCTGGAAGCCAAAGCTATAATGTTCAAACTGCGGATTCGGACATGGATGTTGTTGGATTTTGTATCCCACCAAAAGACAATATTTTCCCTCATCTTAAAGGTGAAATTTTGGGGTTTGGTAATCAGACACAGAGATTCGATGTTTGGCAAGAGCATCATATTATTGATAAAGAAACAGACAAAGAATATGATTTTTCAATTTATTCTATCGTAAAGTTCTTTCAGCTTGCTATGGAAAATAACCCTAATATTATTGATGTGTTGCATGTGCCACAGCACTGTGTGTTATTTGCATCAAGTATTGGCCAAATGGTCCGCGATAATAGATCAAAATTCCTGCATAAAGGAAGTTACCAAAAGCTAAGGGGATATGCATATTCGCAACTGCACAAAATAGGCACTAAAGCAAATTCAGCAAATCCCAAAAGACTGGCATCTATTGAAAAGCATAAGTATTGTACAAAGTTTGGATATCATATTGTGAGATTGGTTCTACAGTCAGAGCAAATTCTTATTGAGCATGAATTGGATATCGGAAAAAATGCAAAAATTTTGAAAGCTGTTCGAAGTGGTGAATGGTCAGAAGAAAAGTTGAGGTCTTGGTTCGATGAAAAAGAAAAACATCTTGAGAGTTTGTATGTCACATCTACACTAAGACATGGGCCAGATGAAGAGTTTATCAAGAAATTGTTATTGGAATGTCTCGAATCACATTACGGTTCATTAAGTGATGCTGTAAAGATGGAAGTACCAGTTGACCGAATGATTTCTGAATTGAAATCGGTCATTGAAAAATATGAAGGGCGCTAATTTAGCGCCCTTCTCTAATTATTTGCCTTTTTT